CTTTGAAGCTATACGAGTTTCATTGTACACCTACTCAGGATGTACTCCCTCTACGATTACATGTAGACAGGAAAGTCGGCTCGTATTGTAGAACAAGCGACGTTGTTTGCAGCACGCGACGCATCAGCATAACTAGCAATACCATTTATGACAGAAATAGTGGCCTCTGCTCCCCAAGCCAGCCGGCCAGCAGTATCAGGTGTTGCAATGTACCCAGCGAGACGAAGTAGATCGACAAGCTGAGTATTAGATAACTGCTCTTTAACGAGGTGTAGTAACGGGTAATTGCATAATATGCCGACGTCACGCGGCTGCTGTATTGCCACAGACAGAGCGATGTCACCGTAACCACGTTGAATGTTGTATGCTTTGAAGCTATACGAGGTGAGATCGACCTTAGAAGCAGGACGTGCCTTTGAGTAGGAGGCATCGGCCATTGCCGGTCGAAAATCAATACCAAGTGTAGCTGTGGCATATAGTTCAAGTGGTTTCATATGGTTTGTGATGTAATCGTCACTAGCCATACGAGGCAGTGTCATCACGTCAATGTCGTCGGACCAAGGCACGGTTTTGCCTTCAAACTTGATTAGTTGTGGGTTAGTTGCGTGGGCATAGACAGGCCCTCCATTATAACTGCTATGCCCAGATAGTAATTGCGAGAGGATTTTGTGTGGACAGCCCGTAATGTTGTGGGTTGCTCGGGATATGATGTCAGAATATATACGGGTATAACCGCGGTTGATCAGGGTGCGTGTTAACAGCACTAAGGACTGTACGCGCTCGTTGGGTTGTAGTATTGTGTCAGTTGTCCAGTTACCACTAACGGCGGAAGCAATAGCTCTAGGAAGGTAGCCTCTGGCGTGACTGTCAGTAATTGCAAGACGTAAAAACTCGGCAGTGTATGCGCCGATACTTTGTTTTAGTGGGTTCATGTGCAAGCCAGCGTCGCGGCAGCGGGTCACAATCTCAGCAGCATGTTCGTAAGTCATGGCCGCCGCGTATATGTCGTCGCCGACGTGCAAGAATGGAGTCTGAGTGTATAGACTGTCTCCGATGGCAAGCCGGATGTAGGCTGCATTGAGCACCGAGTTAAGGAAGGTGGTGCCGCGATGGCCCGACATTAGCGTGCCTACGGATTGTCCGACACATTTGCCACCTACTATTAGGTAATTACGGTAGAAGCTATCAACGAGCGGCTGCAGTAACAGCTTATCATATCCGACGTACGTGCCTAACTCCTCAATGACAGTGGCCATAGCCTCGTTTGAATGTGCGGAATTGAAGTCATCATAATCGAGCATGATATTAACACTCCCACCCTCTTGTCGCAGCAGATTTATACGTTTGGCAATGCCAACGTGCCCAAGTTTGCCCGGGTCGAGATCGACTCTGCGGCTCCTCCAAACACGTTCTACCGGTGACAAGAGGTGGCTGAAGGCAACATATGATCTGCTGTCACAGGCGTATAGAACTCGAGTTTTTCCGTGTTCGAATTTAAGACTGGCACGGGCGAGGGTGGTTCCATCCCAGCCGGCCGTTGGTGTTTTGTCAGTGTACTCAGCATACATGCGTCTGTATACTTGCTGGAAGCATTGTAACTCGCTAGGCCGGTCATCTTGTAGCAACGGAGGCGCATGAGATCCATTCACGAACCAGCCCCAGCGTCTAGTCCAATGTGTTTGTGGCGAATCATACTTGATGATGGCGTCACCGAGCTCCTCTTGCAGTATGCGGCGTATAACTGGCCGCAATTCATCACGTGTGAAGTGCGCGATGGTAGCATTGACTGAGTTTTCGTCGCAACGTGCGCGGGCATGTGCAAGTATGTCGACGTCACCAACACCTCGGCCTTGCAGGGCTTGCCCTTCGCACAATACAGTCGCTTGTGCGTAGCGGTGTAGTCCAAGCGCCTTGATGACAATTGTGGCCCCCTTAGCGTCGTTGGGTTTGCTAACCACAGCGCAAGCGAGGTCGCCCGGGCTAGAGTAAAACTGGCGCAAGCTAAGCGACAGAAGTAGTGCTGCACACCCCTGATCGTTTGTAAAAGAGTTGAGTAGTGCATGGGAGTGTATGTACTGTATGTCAGGTCCATTTGAGTTAGAGCGGATAGAAGTTAAAATGTCGCAGTAGTGCATGTTTGCTTTATCACGAGCTTTCTTGCCTGTCTTGTAAGGCAAGTAGTTTGGTTTGTTACAGTCAGAAGATACGTAATGATTCAACCTGACAGCAGCCTTGACCTGCCCACTGTCATGGTTGGGGAAAGCAACGCCGTTGGTCAGCACAACGTGTATACTATCCTCATTCGCACTTTTGCCAGGCTCATGCGTCCCGGCTGTTTTATTGCTGGTTCTATATTCGTTTTTTTGGGGCCACAGGTTAGTAGCGTTATGGTTTGTTTTACGGTCATGGTATACAACACCATGACGTGTGAGGTACTCTTGCAAGTTGATACAAGCAGGTACTTGTTCGTGAAAAGAAGCAGAATGTGACATATACAAACGCATAACAGATTCGATTGAAATATTGAGAAAACATTGGTATTTGTTATTTTTGACATCGTAGGCAAGCAGTGTTCGTACATTGTCTACGATGCATTTTTGAGCACTGAAACAAGCGGTAAGCAGCACAGTGGTGTAACGGGAATCAAGATCTAGCTGGATAGGAAAATCACAACATAACAGTGAAAGTGCAGTTCTGACGGTGTTTGTATACATATTTTGGGTAGTAAGCAAAGTGGTGCGCATGTTGAAAGAACTAGAAGCAAATACTCGCATATGTTTTTTGGGACAGGCAGCAAGTACGGTCAAGAGTACAGTGCCGATGTGTCCGAGTGACTCGGCTCGTATGCGGGCGAGCGCGAGCATCCCACGTAGGTCCGTCATTGTATGCCAGTGCCGGCAGGAACAGCACTGGAGGATTCTGGCACAAGCTCGCGCGATGTACCTTCAACTGGTGGCCCAGGAATGATGTGGTGTGGTGTGGTTGCAGGAGGTGGCCCAGTAGTAGACCCGTGATGGACTGTAGCAGCTAAAGTCTGGCCTTTTATGACCTTGCCCTCGCTGATCTCAGCACCTTCCGTGGCTCGGCGGGCCGTCTTTGCAGGACCACTGGCACCAGGAGGGGTGATCGTTGGGTCATTGAGTTGTAAGGTAGGCTGGACAGACACCATGATAGGACAGCTAGTCATCAATGGCATTGGCTCACCAACCGCAGTCCCATATATGCGACTACGCGCACGTACTTGTTGCACTTCAACAGTAGCACGAGTCCGTGCGCGAGCAACCTTGTGATTGATGTCGCCAAGAGGCCCGGCGCTGATGCCTACTGGTGGTGATGAAAAGAAAGTAATTGTCCCGTTGATCAGGGCAGCCGGTGATGGGACATGGTTGGGAATAACGAGGCCGTCACATGTAACAGAAGCATGACGGAATTCAAGTCCCATTGTCCCGCCTAGGTTTATCAGTTCGCCGGGGGCACACAATGGCGATTGACCGCGCACCCATAGGTAAGATGACATTGGGGCTGCGGCACTGTGACGGTCCCTGAGTTCCACGTGTTGTTCACAGGACCAGGATGTATGATCAGATTCGGGTCGAACTGTCTTGGCACAATGGCTGAAGTCCCATTTTCTGCGTGCCCGTTCAAGTGCAGCAGAAGTGGAGACGATCGTGCGAATGGTAACGCAACTGCAGCTTGTGTATGAGTACTAGTGTACTCGCCCTGATATGTAAATGCCTGAAAGAATGGTTTCACGCTGCAACCACCCCTTGCCGCATACGAGGCTGCACCGGCGGCTTCAGCACTAGTGCCGAGGTAGTCAGGTGGTACGATAGAAGTCGGCTCGACCCAGAAGAAGGGGGCAACAGATGGGTACCACATGTGGCGGGTAGCAGACATAACACATACCACAGATGTAAAGTGGCGTTCTGCAATAGAAGCATCGCCCTGAGGTACACCAAAAGCGGTAGCAAGGGCGGAACAATACAACCTGATGAATGGGTCAGCCGCAGTCCTGAGCTGACTGAGGATCGCGCGGCCATGGTCTTGTACTCCGGCATAGGCATTGCCAGGGTTTACAATAGGGTCAGTGATTTTACTACCATCCAAGACAGTAGGAATGAAACGACCATTGACAACCATGCCAGGGTCACAGTGAGCAACAAGGGCAGCAGTGCCGATAGCGAGGGCATCGACGTAACCAGCGATACCGGTGGCAGAGGTTGTGTTTAGAGCTGGAAGGCCTACATAGGTGTTGAGGCCAGAATGGATACCGCCATAGGGTACCCCGAATTCGCCTGCACGTAAACAATCTCGAACAATGCCACCCTCGTCAGTGTGTGCGACAACAGATACGGCTCGATGAATGCCGCGGGTAAGTGCATATGCAAAAACTGCTCCAGCACCAGACGCAGCCATGTTCGCACCAAGTAGCCTAAGGGCATCGACGCATGCACTGGCGACGTTCTCGTCAGTAACATCAGGCACAATTGCTGCCTTTGTATTGGCGTCGATGTCGACAATGTCGGTTACGACTTTGCCTCCTTCACCAGCTATAGCACTGCACAGAACTGAGAATACGTCGGGTGCAATTAAGGTATCAACAAGCCTCGGTATGAATACACAGGAAGAACTTGCCGATACTGGTGAGCTAGTTGCAGCGAGAGAGACGACATTAATTGGGGCGCCAGCGCGGATTGAAGCGCCGTCTAACGTGTAAAAGCTAGACAGTGCAAGTACACGCGCCAGTCTGTCAACCACCCCAGCTAAAGATGCTGCAGAAAAATTGGCAGTGAAGTGCGTATACCGGCGAGCCATGCTGGAGAAATCGTCCACAGTGGACGGCGGCAGATTGTAGCTAGCATCAGTACGTAAGGCACCATCGCTAGGTGCGGCGAGGACGGACTTGACTGATCCAGCTTTCCCAATCTGGTAAGTGATAAGGCGTGAGGTGGAGTCATTGTTAATGCCGAAGTCAGCGACGGTCGTAAGCGTGCTAGCATAACGTCGGAAGGAATCATTCTCGACGCCAGCGCTTTTGGGGCTGCTCAATAGACCTGAGAAGAAGTTGTAGTTATCCATTGGAATCTATGGGTTTTTACTTTGAGACTGCTAGTGCGGTCGAAAACATATACGCCCACGGATCAACGGAACCCTCCCCGTACCACGCTATGTCCACCCATACATCTCTGCC